ATGAAAACATCTAAGAAGAGCAAAGAAGATAATATTACTGAAGATAAATATACAAAGAATCAAATTGTTAATTCAAAAACTTTTAAAGATAGCAAAGATTTATTAAATGCTATATTAAAAGAAGATAAAAATTATACAAAAGGTGAAATTATTGAGATTATTAAAAATTATAAGGAAGGAAAGGTGAAATAATTATGGCATTAGGTGGAGGAACTTTTATAAGTCAAAATAAGAAATTACCAGGTACATATATCAATTTTGCATCTGCACAAAAAGCATCATCTTTAATTGGAGAAAGAGGAGTTGCAGCAATAGCAATAGATATGGATTGGGGAAAAGATGGAGAGGTAATTGAAGTTACCACTGAGAATTTTGCAAAGGATGCTTTGAAAATATTTGGATATGAATATGCAAATGAAAAATTAAAAGGAATGAGGGATCTATTCAAGAATGCGGAAAAGGTATATTTATATAGATTAAACTCAGGGAATAAGGCTGTAAATGATTTTGCAACTGCGAAATCAAGTGGAGTAAGAGGAAATGATTTAAAAATAGTCATTTCTAAAAATATAGATGATGAAACTAAATATGATGTGGCTACTTATTTAGGAACAAAAATTGTAGATACTCAAACAGTAGCAACAGCAAGTGATTTAGTAGAAAATGATTATGTAACATTCAAAACAACCGCTACATTAGCTACCACAGCAGGAACAGCACTAACAGGTGGAACAAATGGAGAAGCAAGCGGAGAAGCACATCAGAGTTTCTTAGATAAGTTAGAATCATACAAAGTTAATGCAATAGGGTGTATAGCAAAAGACCAAAATACCTCTAATTTATATGTTCAATATGCCAAGAGATTAAGGGAAGAGCAAGGTATCAAGTTCCAAGTTGTATTATACAATAATGAAGCAAACTATGAAGGGGTAGTAAATTTAAAGAACAGTACAGTTGAAGATGAAACAGGACTTATTTATTGGGTAACTGGAATAATTGCAGGTTGCGAAATAAATAAATCAAATACTAATAAGACATATGATGGAGAATATATGGTAAATGCTGATTATACACAAGCACAACTAGAAACCTCAATTGATAAAGGAGAATTTGTACTTCATAAAGTTGGAGATGAAATTAGAGTATTAGTAGATATTAATAGCTTGGTAAATACTACTACAACTGAAAAAGGAGAAGAATTCAAATCGAATCAGACAATAAGAATATTGGATCAAATTGCTTCAGATGTTGCTAGTGTATTCAATTCCAAATATCTCGGGAAGATAGTTAATAATGAGGCTGGAAGGACTTCACTTTGGAGTGATATTGTCTCATTATTTAAAAACTATCAAACACTACAGGCGATAGAGAACTTTGAAGATGCAGATATAAATGTAGAAATAGGAAACGATAAAAAATCAGTATCTATTGATACAGGTGTTCAAGTAATAAATTCAATGGAAAAATTATATATGAAAGTAGTAGTTGAATAGAAGAGAACAAAAGGGTTCTCTTATTTTTATATATTTTAAGGAGGAATTAAAAATGGCAAATATAACAATGAATGCAAAAGATGCTATAAGTGCAAAATTGGCAGAATGTTATGTGACAATTGAAAATAGAAGATTTTTATTAATGCAAGGGAAAGACTTTGAAGCAAAATTTGATAAAACTAAGAAAGAAATTAATATTTCAGGAAGGACAGGCTCTGGCAACAAATCAACTGGATGGAAAGGAACAGGCAAGATAACAATTTATAAAAATACTTCTATATTTGATGAATTAATGGAAAGATATAAGAATACTGGAGAAGATGTATATATCGATATTCAGGTTTCAAATAATGACCCAACAAGTGCAGCAGGAATATGTACAATGGTGTTCAAGGACTGTAATGTAGATGGTGGTATTTTGGCTGCATTTGATGTGGACGGAGATTTCTTAGAACAAGAAATCAATTTCACATTCGAAGATTTTTCAAACCCAAAGAAATTTAAAGAATTAGCAGGTATGCAGTAAAAATAAAAAAAGAAAGGAAATATGAATTATGAGTTTAGAAAGTTTTATGTTGAAAAACGAAAAAAAGGAAATTAAATATGTAGCTTCTAACAGAATAAAAGATAAGGAAGGAAAAGCTGAAGAATGGAAACTAAGAACTATAACAGCAGATGAGAATGATTCGATAAGAAAACAATGTTATAAGCAAGTTCAAAACGGGAAGAGGATGAAACAAGAATTTGACACTGTAAGATACTTAGAATTATTAGCAGATAAGTGTATAGTATATCCAGATCTACATAATGTTGATTTGCAAAATTTTTATGGAGAAATGGATTCTATTAAATTATTAAAGACATATTTGTTGAATCCAGGAGAGTATGACGATCTTGTCCAGAAAATACAAGAAATTAATGGATATAGTTTAGATGAAGCAATTGAAGAAGCAAAAAACTAATTGAAGAAGGCGATAGGGATGCAGTATACGCACACTATTGCCTTCAAAAATTACATAAATTTCCACATGAATTTTTGGAATTAGATTTTAAAGAAAAGGCTTTTGTAATCGCTTCAATTCAGAAGAGAATAGATGACGAAAAAAGAGAGGCTGCAAAAATGAAGAAAAAATAACTATATATTATTTTTTCTAAAAGGAGGAGAATATGGCTACTATAAAAAGTTCAATAGTGGTTAAAGATATGGCTTCTTCTGTATTTGCAAGGATACATTCTAATTTAGTTAAGACAACAACTGGATTTAAAAATTTAAATAATGAAATGTCAGTCGCACCAACGAAGGCAATAAATAATGCAGAGAAGTTAAACCAGTCAGCATTACAAACGGAAATGACATATCAAGCAGAATTGCAAGTGCTAAAGCAAGTAGAAGCAGAAGCAAGAAGAATTATAGCAGCAGAAGGAACACAAACTGCAAAAGCACAAGATATTATAGCCAGTGTACAAGAACAAAGGATATTAGTTAAAGGATTAAAAAATGATTATGATAATGTATCAGGTAGTATAAGAGAAGCTGCTAGTAATCAAGAGGAATTTAATAATAGTATAAATACGGGAAATGCAAGGGGAAGCAATCTGTTAGGAATGGTAAAGAAAGTTGCTATTACACTTGGTGGAGTAAAAGCTGTAAAGGGACTTCTTGATTTGTCAGATAGTATGACAGAGACAACAGCAAGGTTAGACCTGATCGTAGATGATAATGGCAGTGTAGCAGAATTAGAAAATAAAATATTTGCTAGTGCAATGAGGTCAAGAGCGTCTTATTTAGATACAGCTGATATGGTGTCTAAATTAGGAAGTCAAGCAAAAGGGGCTTTCAAAAATAATGATGAATTGATAGCATTTGCAGAACAATTGAATAAAAATTTTGCGCTTGCAGGAACTAACCAACAAGGAATTGCATCGGCACAATTACAATTGACACAAGCATTAGCTTCAGGAGTTCTCCGTGGAGAAGAATTGAATGCAGTATTTGAAAATGCTACACCAGTCATTCAAAAAATTGCTGATTATTTAGATGTTGATATTGGTAAAATTAGAGGAATGGCAGCAGAAGGAAAATTATCAGCCCAAGTTGTAAAAAATGCAATTTTAGCAGGAGCAAGTGAGACAGACACAAAATTCAATAAAATGCCAATGACATGGAGTCAAGTATTTACGAAAATGAAAAATGTTGCAATAAAAGCATTAGATCCAGTATTAAAGAAAATAAATCAGTTAGCAAATAATCAGAAAGTACAAGAGTTGTTTAATATGTTTATAAATGGTGCGAGTTTGGCTGTACAAGCCATATTAGGATTAATTGAAGGTATTTCTTGGTTAGTAGGAATATTAGAACCACTTGCTCCAATTATTCTAGGCGTAGTTGCTGCGTATGTAGCATTTAATATTATTTCTGGAATAACAGGGACAATATTAGGAATAGTTGCATTTGCTCATGAAGTAAAAGCAGCTGCGGCAGCTACCGATGCAATAGCAACAGCGGGAGCAACAGGAGCACAATGGGGGTTAAATGCTGCACTACTTGCTTGTCCTATAACGTGGATCATAATTCTAATAATAGCTTTAATAGCTATATTAGTATATTTGTGGGCTACAAATGATAAAGTGGCTTATGGAATATTATATGCATGGGACACGATTCGTATAGGAGGAATGCTTTTAGGGTTAGGATGCAAAGGTGTGTTTTATGGAATATTAATCGCAGGACAATATCTGTGGTTAGGAATGTTAGGAATATGTTATGGACTACTAACAGCTTGGTATCGTTTTCAAACTGGACTTGAAGGAATAGGAGTAGCTATTTTATATATTTTCCAATGGATATATAATGGAGTTGTTGGAATAGTGAATGGAATTATAGGAGTACTAAATAAGATACCAGGAGTTAGCATTG